AATCCAATTGTTAACATAGCGGTTGCTAAAATCCAGACATTCATGTTTCTGTTTACCTTGTTCATCTTAATACTCATATAAGGTTGTTCATATTAGGTAGCGTTATTGCTACCTTGAATATAAGTATACCTTGTTCATTTTTTATGTCAACAGTTTTTTTAATATTTTTTTCATTTTTTTATTAAATATTTATTTTTATGGGGTGTGGGGTGTAACCCCCTTTTGGTATGCTAATTGCGCCACCCCCCTCCCTCCCCATAGACGGCACATTTTGAAAATAGCCTCCCCAAAATAGAGCAAGGCTCCTTTAGAAAAAGCACTAGGTAGGGTAAGCCTAATAGCGCCATTGCCTTTTGCCTTTATTGGCAAGGCATGGCTTAACAAAAAGAGTAAGCCGAGAATGCGCCTGGTCAGTGCTTCAAAAAGAGCACAGAGTGGGAGGATGCATCTCGTTGCAAATTCGGCAACACTGGAAAGTGTCGTCAAAGTACTTGATGGAATGGGACAAATGCTTTACTTTAAATTTAATTGGGTGACTTATAAATTATAATGGAGTGGTTATGACGAATAGTGCTTTGGAATATTATGAGACGATTGCAGAGGATTATGATGAAGAAACGAAAAGCCCCGTGATGCTTGCCGAAGATATTGTGCTTTTTGATTTTCTAAAAAATGAAGGAATGCTTCGTGGAAGAGTGTTGGATGCCGGATGTGGCACAGGTCTCTTCCTGGATCAATGCTATTGGCCCAAGTGGGACATTGAGCACTATATTGGCTATGACTTTTCCAAGTCAATGCTCAACAAATTCGGCAAGAAGTGGCCCAGCTTCCGCCAGTTTATTCATCAAATGAGTTTCCTGGATGATCATGACAAATTCGGTGACACCTTTGATGCAGTGGTTAGCCTTTATGCTGGATTGAATTGCCTCACTAGATCTGAGATGAAACTCGCTTTTGAAAATCTTTGGGGTTGTGTTAAAAAAGGCGGCACCCTTTGCTTGATGACCTATGGTTCCTTGACTCCAGAGGAAAGAGACACTAGCCTACATACCATCTTATCTGATAAAAAAGGCTACCACTATTCTATGGTAGAGGACTTTGTTCTTTATGAATGGTTGAGATCCTTGCCGCAATCCTCCAACCACAGAATACTCCCCTTTTCACAGCCCTTGCCACCGGATGTGTCCGAACCGACAACTGGGTCAGATAATATGGGCTCTATTCTGTACCACAAGGATCGAATTGAAGAGGACTTGGAAGAGGTATGCCTTGAACAAGATACCACGCACTATAGCAAAAAAGGCGGCACCTCAAGAAAAGAGTGCTCCTTTTATCTATGCATTGCCGATAAATTTTAACCTGAGAAGTACTGATGCCGAGAAAGAAAACCGGAAACACTGTTTTAGATGAAGCCATTGGTAGAGTTGCTTGTCTCTATGAAGAAGGACATCGCATTGTGGTATCTTTTTCTACTGGGAAGGACTCTACAGCACTACTGGAAATTTGCATAATGGCTGCCCAAATGACGGGTAGATTGCCTGTTGATATTGTGATCCGTGATGAAGAAGTAATGTTCCCTGGAACTTATGAATTTGCAGAAAGGGTCGCAAATCGACCCGAAGTCAATGTTACCTGGCTTGTAGCAAATCAACCAATAATCAATGTTTACGATAGAAATAATCCATATTTCTGGGTTATGGACAAGGAATTGAGTCCATCCGAATGGATGAGAGAACCGCCCAAGTGGGCAACCTATATTAAGGAACAACATATTGAAGCAATGACAACTCCTGCTAGGTTTCCATTGCAAACGGATCAAAAGCTATATGCTGCAATTGGTCTTAGAACTGATGAATCCAGACATCGTTTATATGGATTATTTACTTCTGGAGGGTACATCACTAAACCAAATCGTTATAAGGTTTCTAACATCCGTCCAATTTATGATTGGACATCAAAAGATGTTTGGAAATTTATCAAGGAGTTTAACCTTGATTACAATAGGGCTTATGACGTTATGTTAAGGAATCGTATACCTAATCCTATTATGAGAATTGGGCCTCCTACTTCTAATCCTTATGGAATTGAGGCACTACGAATGGCTTCTAGTGCATGGCCTCAGTGGTTTGACAGGGCTTGCGAAAGGTTAAAAGGGATTAGAACTGGAGTGAAGTTTGGGATGCATGCCTTGACACCTACAAGAAAGTATGGTGAAACATGGGAAGAGTGTTTTCATAGAACTTGTGTTGATGAGGCTCCAGATTGGATTCGTGAAAGGGCCTTATTGACTAAGAAAATCTATATGAGAAGACATGCTAAACATGCTTCTACTGCATTTCCAGAAGTTCATCCTTGTATGAGTTGCACTGGAAATATTGCGTCATGGAAAAAGATGGCAATGTCATTGTATAATGGAGATCCTTGGTCAACAAAGGCATCATTTTTACCAATGGTAGAACCGGAATTTTTTAGAGAAGGCGCAGGTAACTGGAATGGTAAGCCGACTTTTTAATTTGAAACTTTATAACCTGTATAATTTTTTTGTACTCTTTCAATGAAAAAGGTTTTTGTATGAATAGTAAGCCTATTGAACAACAAGTTGAAAATACCACACCTGCTGAAACTCAACAGAGGGTTACTGAAAAAGTAAAAAAGAAGGGTAAAAGGGCTGTAGATAAAAAGAATAAAGCCTTAGAGACCTTAAATGTTGAATATGTTAATGTAAATGATATTCATCCTAATGAATGGAATCCAAATCGACAAAGTGATCATGACTTTGAATTGCTTTTGAAGTCCATGTCTGAGGATGGCTTCACTCAACCTGTGGTTTGTATACGAACCGAGGATGGTAGAATCAAGATTGTGGATGGGGAACACCGTTGGAGGGCCGCCCATTCCCTTGGGTTTGAAGAGATCCCTGTAGTGATCACTCCAATGACGGAAGAACAAGCAAAAATTGCGACACTTCGTCACAATCGTGCAAGAGGTTCGGAGGATATTGACTTAACTGCAGAATTGCTACGGGATTTAGAGAAAGTTGGGGCTTTGGATTGGGCGCAGGATTCTATAATGTTGGATGATGCAGAATTGAATAAACTGCTTGAGGATATTCCTGCTCCAGACGCATTAGCAGGAGAGGATTGGAGTGAGGCCTGGGAACCTTCCAATGACAGGGATATTGAGGATGATGATGATTTGGAAACCACTACAGAGACTAGAGAGATTAATTCTGGTGGTGGAGGAACGGTTGCGGCTGCATCATCTATTGCTGCAGTGGAGCGTCAACGTGAAAGAGAGAAGCAGTTGGCAGAAGCAAAAACTGCAGAGGAGCGTCAGGCCTTACGAAAGGATCACGATATCTTTAGATTGTACTTAACCTTTACTGGGGATGAAGCCACTGTTGTAAAGAAGGTTCTTGGGAACAGGGCTGCAGAGAAAGTTATTGAAATGTGTCAAAAGGAAGAACAATTAATGGAGGAGTGATTTGGGTAGAAAAACAAGCTTTCCCCAAGAGGAACTTGGGAGGATGAAAGCAAGATGGGAGGCTGGTGATGATATTGAAGATATTGCAGGTGAGTTTAATTTGACTTCAAGTGCTATTCGATATCATGCAAAAGAAAATAAATGGGAAAGTAGAGGGGCCTTTAGGGAGAAATATAATCAAAATACCCTAGAGGCCAAGAGGAATGTTGTTATTGCAGACAAGGTTGAGAGGTCTCTGCAAGAAACAGAAAAGTTTATACAGGATTCCGAAAGGATTCGGATGTTGATTCTTCAATTTCAAGGAAGGATGTTGAAGAATAGAGATCCTGTTACAAATGAGTTGATTCTTGATAAGTCAGAAGGGGATCTTATTTTCCAGTATTTAAAGTGTTGTAAGATTTCTATGGAAACTCTTACGATTGGATATATGGGTAAGCGGAAGGCCCTTGGAATGGATGATGTTGTGAAGAATGATGTTACTGTTCTACCTTGGGAGGATTGATGCCTCTTACTGCTGCGCAGAAAGATATTTCTGAATCGGATGCTAGATTTAAGGTTGTAGCTGCAGGAAGGAGGTTTGGCAAAAGTTTTTTAAGCCTTTCTTTAATGGCGAAAGTGGCTCGTTATCCTTATTCTCAAGTATGGTATGTTACTACAACGTATTCTGCTGCAAAGAATATAATGTGGTCTTACCTAAAGCAAAAACTTCAGAAGTTTGGATGGGCCAAATCCTTTCATGAAGTAGCACTACAGGCCAATTTAGTGAATGGTTCTGTGATTTCTTTAAAAGGGGCCAACAATCCAGATAGTCTTCGTGGAATTGGTTTGGATTATTTGGTTTTGGATGAGGCGGCATATCTGGATGAAAGAGTATGGACAGAAGTTTTGCGTCCCACTTTGTCAGATAAACAAGGTGGGGCCTTATTTATT